ACCCCGATGTTAACTGGATAAGAAGCCAATTTCTTCTTAAGTCAAAAAATATCTTAGGTGCTACTCAGAAATACTTCATTGACCCTTCTGAAATAAACCCTTCATTTTCAACCCATATAGCAGCAACACATTTGAATAAGTTCCTCCCTCCTGACTTCTTCGAGGTCACAGCGATGGGTAAACCGGATTGGTGGGTTAAACGATACCTTGAAGGTTCATTCGATTACTCCGAGGGCATGGTTTATCCTATGCTATCTCAAAACATAATCGAACCTTTTGATATTATCGACAAGATAAAATCTGAGGGTTGGGAAGTTTTTGTTGGGGCTGACTTTGGACTACGTGATCCCACTGTTTTCCTCATGGCTGCCATCGACCCTAAGACTGGAACGGTTTATATATTTGACGAACATTACGAAGCTGGCAAACCTGTTTCACATCATGCAGATATCATGAACGAAATGATGAAGCCAATCCCTCAAGGCTTATTACGACAGCCTATAGGTGACCCCTCCGGAAATGCTCGCTCCAAAAACGATATGCGCTCCCTTTTCTCCCACTATGCCGAATATGGAATACACTTCAAGCCAGGTATGAACAGGATTGAGGACGGTATTCATAAGGTTTACTCTTACTTCGCTCATGACAAAATCAAGATATTTAATAACTGTACTAACCTTATTAAAGAAGGTGTGGAGTACAAATATAAACTTCAAGAACTTGACGACAAGAAAAATGCCGACGAGAAGCCGGTTGGTAAAAATGACCACGCAATGGATACCCTCCGTTACATTATCCAAGAACTCCCCGACGACCCAAGTAAACTTATCAATCAATCATTCAATCCAAAGGACATAATCACTGGTGGAAACAAGAGTCTTATTCATCATGCTTTTGACGAGGAAGAAGATGTTTTCAGCACTGATTGGTACTACAACTACTAGGAGGAATTAATTTGGAAAATACGATTGCTCAATTACAAAACAAACTAGAGGAATTAAACACTGAGTTATTCCATGTTAAACGAGCAAATTCTAAATTGAAAAATGAGGTAAGGTCATTACGCCGAGAAAAAGAAAAGAAGCTGCGTGAAGAACGCAAAGGTCAAAAACAGCATTTCAGAAACAATAAACGAGGTTCAAAATTTCAAGGCTAGGAGTGAAAACATGACAATTATCTTAGGTGTATTAGTTGGCTTTGGAGCAGGTCTTTTAGTTAAAGGACAATTCAACATCAACATTAATCACAAAGAAGTTAAAGCAGATCATCAAGAAATCATTTACAACGAATCAATGGCCGACGAACTAGACCCGGCAATTCGCAGTTACTATGACAACAATAACGGACTAAATAAATTCTAAGAGGTGAACTAAATTGGCAGTAGATATTAAGAAAACAGGTAACAAGCAAGTAGACAGCATAATGGAACGATTTAAGCAAGCAAGAGACAAGAGACAAAGTGATCGTGACGAAATCTGGAAAGAGCTAGACGCATTTGACAGAGGAGAACAATGGAACATGAAAGGTGACGCTCCTAGTTGGACTCCTAAACCAGTAACAAACTACATTCACTTAGTTAAGTACACTAAAAGGGCTGCCCTGGCTATGGAAAACCCAACAGGTAAATTAAGACCTCAATCCCCTGTGGATGTGGATATGATCGAACAGCTACAAAAGGTATATCAATTTGAATGGGAAAAAGTAGGCTTAAGAAAATATATTCGTGAAGCAATCGAAACATCAAAGCTTTTAGGTACTGCAATCACTCAGTTAGCATGGGATGAAAATTTCATCGGTGGTGGTACTAACACTAAGTATGAGGGGCGCATTGTTGCTCGTTCGATTGACCCGGCTAGTTTCTACCCTGACCCAACAGCATTTAGTTTAGAAGACGCTCGTTATATTCATATTGCTGAAAGAAAAACTCTTGATTGGATAAAGAGCGTACCAACCTTTGCAGCTAAACACGAGGAAGTTAAAAATGCTCAACGCAACAATGATGGTAGTAACTATCGTGGTGAAATTTATGAGCGTGAGTACAATGTCGGTCAAAACAAAGATGTTGTAGATTTCCATTCTCATTATGAAAAAACTCCTAATGGTGAAGGTGGCTTTAACTACTCAGTTACCTATATTGCCGGAGGAATACACCTTCATACAATCGAGCAGATTAAACCAAATCGCTATCCTTTCGTAGTGCTGCATGACTTTGCTCAACGACAATCCTTCTGGGCGAAATCGACTTGTGAATTTATTTTAGATAATCAAAAGCTTATCAATAAAATCGAGTCAATTATCGCTACCATCGGTTTACTCCTACAAAACCCTCAAAAAATCGTTTCTAAAGAATCTGGAATTAACCCTCGTGAAGTTGCTAAGTACGGTAATGCTCATGGTCATGTATTCGTGGCAAATGGACAACCATCATTAGCAATGACTTGGCAGAACCCTCCTGCTATCCCTCAATCCCTTTTTAATCTCCTTGAAAATGCTCGTGCAAATATCAGAGAAATTACAGGACTTTCAGAATCTTACATGGGTCAGTCTGTTGGATCACTTCAAACTTCCAGTGGTGTTGACAGCTTAATCGAGCGTTCTACCCTTCGTGATAGAGACCAAATGTATGATGTTGAAATATATGTTGAGGAATTATCAAGACTTCTATTAGGTTTCATCACTGAATTTTACACCGATGAAAGAGTAATCAGAATTGATAAGCCGGAGCAGAAAAACCCTCAAGACCGTATGGAATTTATCTCTTTCGTAGGTCAAGACTTTGCTGAATTAGATTTCGACTTTGAGATTAATGTTTCAGCACAGGCCCCTATCTCACGTATGAGAGAACAAAAAGAAGCAGAAAAACTTCTTACAATCCAAGGACAGTATGACTTCAAGCCTGCTGTTATCACTCCTCAAGAGTATATCAAAATGTCTGAATTTGTTGATAGTGACTCAATCATTAAGCGAATGGATATGGAAGAAGCACGTAACAAGATCGAAGAAGCTTACACCGTAGCTATGCAGCTTGCCGAAGGTATCAAGCTTGGTGCGTCAGAAGAAGCTTTAAAAGCTAAAGCCGATGAAATGTTCATGCAGTTTGAACAAGGTGGCATAGGCTCAACAGCCGATAGCTCTGGTAATAGTGCAATGTCAATGAGACAAGGAAAGCCTAGTCAATAAGACTGGGTTTTCTCCTAATAATTACCATGAATATTATATTGAAATAATGTTCCGAGGGTTATATAATATGCTCGCTCTTGAACAAGGAGCAAAAAGAGAGAAGGAGGAAAACAAATGGAAAACGAGTTTGATTTAGAAGCCTTAGAAGCTGAATTTGAAGCCGACTTCACTGAGGAATCAGATGAAAGTGCTGAAAATGAAGCCGACGAGCAAGAAATTGAGAGTGATGAAGAAGTTGACTCCGATAACGAAGACGGTCTTGAAGCTGATGAAGAAACGGACGATGAAATCGACCAGGACGACACAGAAGAAGATCCCGACAACGACAACGAATCGGAATCTGACAATGAAGACAACCAACTTAATAGCAATGAAAACGAAGTCTATCAGCGTCAGGTCGCTCAACTTCAACAACAACTTGATGAAGCGAAACGCTCCGCAGATTTAATTGACCAGATAGCTACCCAAAATGGTATCTCTAAGGATGAATTAATAAAGCAATTTGAGCAAAGCAGACTTGCAGAAGAAGCTAAAAAGCAAAATGTTCCGGTTGAATTTCTCCAAAAACAGAGAGATATGGAAGCCGAACTTACAGCATTGAAAGAAAACAATGTGCGCCAACAGTTTAATTCACAAGTCGCAAGTGTCAAAGACAAGTACGACCTTACAGACGAGGACATTAAGAACACGATTGAATTTTCGATCACCAACGGACTTGATGTTTTCAACCCTAATGTCAAGTTTGAGTCTGTTTACAAGGCAGCTAACTTCGATAAGTTAGTTGAGCAACAGGTGAAAGCAGCACGACAAAAGGAACTTGCTTCTAAGCAAGAACGCATGAAAAAGGCTACCGTTCCTCATGGTGGTTCTGGAAATACCTCTGCCCCATCTGTAGACGATGATGTTCAATCATTCCTACGTGAACAAGGCATTATTTAACCTCGATTTACCACGATTTACCCCACTATAAAACCTCTAGGAGTGAAAAAATCACATGGCATTAAATACAACTGGCACAGTAAACACTGGCACAGGCGCATTAGCGACTAAGCCACAAGCATTTTATGACAAAGTTTTGTTGGAAGTTCGTCGTCAAAAAACATTTTATCACCGTCAATTAGCACAGGTTCGCCCTATGCCTAAAAAATCTGGTGACACTATCAATTTCCGTAAAATCGGTAAATTAAACGTTGCGACTACTCCATTAACAGAAGGAGTTACGCCGAGCTCAGAAAATGCGACAATTTCTGCAATCTCTGCAACGACCAAGCAATATGGTTCTTTTATGGAGTTCACTGATGTTGTTGACTTCCAAATGGTTGACCCAATCCTTAAAGAGTACGCATTAGAGCAAGCTAACCAAGCTAACGAAACACTTGATGTGTTAACTCGTGACGAATTAGCAGCCGGTTCAAACGTATTCTACGCTAACGCAAAAGCTTCTCGTGCAACTTTAGCAGCAGGCGACAAGCCGACTCTTAAAGACTTCCGTAAAATCGTTCTTTCAATGAAGAAAAACCACGTAAAACCTGCTCAAAACGGACAATACGTTGCTATCGTTTCTCCTGCAATCGCATTTGACCTTTTAGACGACCCAGATTTCATCAAAATCATGGACTACGGTAACACAAACAAGCCACTTATGGAAAACGAAGTTGGTAAAGCTTACGGAATCACTTTCGTTGAGCAAGTAAATGCAAAAGATTTCCCTGGTGCTGGTGCTACTGGCGCTAACGTTCATGCAGCTATCGTACTTGGAAATCAAGCTTACGGAACTGTAAACATTGCAGGCGAAGGCGATATCAAAACTATCGTTAAACCACTTGGTTCTTCTGGTACTGCTGATCCACTTTCTCAAAGACAGACAATGGCTTGGAAAGTTAATGCTTTCGTTGCTAAGCGTCTTGACGAAACTGCAATCGCTCGTTACGAGTGTGTACCAACACAAGGCTAATAACTTACTAGATTGATTGAAAGGAGAGGAATTTATTAATGGCAAATACAACTAAGACAATAGCAGAAGGTAAAAAAGTTTCTGATTTAGAATTAAATGCAGAAATCAAAGCTGCTGCTCAACTTTTAGCTGACGAAGTGAAAGTTAAGGTATCAATTCCTAAGTCCTACGGTAGATTCATTGGTGATACTTTACCAATCTGTATTAACGGAGCGTGTATCGTGTTACCTGTGGATGGTTCGACTCAAGAAATTCCTACAGCTTTTGCCGATCATTTAAGAGAATACTTGAATAACTTAACAACCTAATTTTTCCTAAGAGGGAAGGGACTTGATTCCCTTCTCTTTTTTCTATTTTAAGGAGGTCATTTTATGACATTACTAGAGCTTTTGGAACAAGCTAACTCAGTCACAGACGAGGATATTGATTTCGCAACAGGTGTTAAATTCATCAATGATTGTATCGCTCGAATTAACATTGAATGTGGCGCAATTTACCCAACTTACAAAACAGCAGATACAGCTATAGTTTTACCAATGCCTGAGAAATGGCAAATCGCTCTATTTGTACCATTCATTTCAGCACGAATCAAACAAATTGACGCTTCTAAGTTTGAATTTGACCAATTCTTTTCAGAATTTCAAATCAATTTAAACCTTTTCCAAATGCGTTACACAATTCCAGAATTGTATGTCGATACGGAGTCACAACACAGTTATGCTCCTGATTACACTGGAAACCCAAATACAGGTGATTGGTCTCGTGGTGGTTCATCAAATGACCCATTCACAGTATAAGGAGGTAGAACATGGCTAGACAAAATATGTACCCTTCAAGCTATATCAAACTTATGGACGCATACCAAAACTTTCAAGATGGATTGAACACCAAGGCAGCCAATGAAACCCTATCAGAAAAGGAATTGCCTTATATCCTTAATGCCGATATTGCCGAGCGTGGAACAATTCAACGCAGATACGGTATGCAACCAAAAAGATATTATGACACCGTTGAAGTAGGTGCAAAGACACAAGGTTTTTTCAGATACTTCAAAGCCGATGGCAGTATTAACGATATTGTAGCCAAGAATGGTTACTTGTATGTTGATGGTGTTAAGAAAACGATCACAGGAGTAGGTCAATTACAGACTACAAGAGAAATGAACGCAGTCCAATATAAGGACAAAATGTATATTGCAACAGGTACAAAGCTAGTGACCTTTGACGGTACTACATTCAGCGTTGTTACTCCTTACGCACCAACACCACTAGAAGCACTTTATGTAGGCTTAAATGGGCTTGCTGAGAGTCCTGAGACATTTATACAAAATGGTGTTTCTACAGTTCCTAAAATACAAGGTGTGAAGATGGAAGAAGAATATTACGAGGGTACTACACCTAAGTATCGTCATGCTAAGTATGGCCTAGTGAATCAGCTTATAAGAGTAACAGCTTACTACACCAAAGCACCAACCGACACCCTAGAGTTTAAATACTCATGGAAAAAAGAAACAGACAAAGACCAGGATTGGACACTTCATACTGATTGGACTACCAGCGATACACTAATGTTTTCAACAGGTTACGAAGGTATAATTCAAGTTAAGGTCGAAATGCGAAAAGTTGGTAGTGAGGTTGTTATTGAAACGTACATCATTCCTAAGTATCTTATCAAGTCTACTAAGGACGCAACCGATGAAGGTTTCCACTCCCCTACTATCAATCAATGCAACCAGATATTTGTTTATTGGGAAAGACTTTACTTGTACGGTGATCCGGTCGAAACAGATGTGCTTTACGGGTCCGATGTTCAAAACTTTGAATACTTTCCACTTTCAAATACCATCCGTTTTGAGAATGACCGTAAAGAAGGAATTTCAACTATCGCACGTTATAGAGATTCACTTGTTGTATTCACAAACTCCACTATCCAAACCCTTTTAGGTAAGGCTCCCTCCTCTTGGTCAAGACAAATGGTTAATGCTGCTGTCGGCTGTATAGCTCCAAAGTCGGTTCAAGCTGTAGCAAACACTTTAATCTTCCTATCCAAAGACGGTATTTATCAGCTTAAAAGCAATACTTTCACAGAATCAAACATGAATGTTCAACGTATTGACCAAGGGGTATCTGATATGACAGCTATCTACGATGTAGAAGCGTGTTCAGCTATTCATGATAATCAGTATCATATTGTTTACCCTTCTATAAAGCGTCGAATGAGGTTTTACTACCTTGCCAATGCGTGGACTATGGACACATCATCATACATGAACTTATCCACTCTATTCACAATAGATGGAGTCCTACTCGGACAGCAAGAAAATGGAACCACTGTTGAATTTATTCCTGGTGTTTATACTGACTTTGCTGAGGTTTACGATATGGAAATTGAAACAAAAGGCTATTCATTTGGAGAACCTTATCACCCTAAGAAAATTAAAGAAGCGCAAATAATTCTTGCAGATCAGCCAGTAGCAACTAATGCTAGTGTCGAGATTTTTGTTGATGATAGCAAGGTTTACACAGGTGCTATCAGTATCCTAGCAACTACTAAAAATGCCGATTCTCCTAAAGAGGAATTGACTGACATTTACAAAGTGAAGGTAGCAGGCAAAGGACATTATTTAAAACTTCGATTAAAGCACAAAGAAGCTAAGTCTATCACTTTTGTTGGACTAGCATTTATCTACAAGACGAAAAAACCATAGGAGGTTCAGCATGACCAGTATGTATTATATACCGCCAAAGGTCGATGATTACACGAAACAACAGTATTTAGATAAAGTAACATCAGACTTGAAAGCCGCGATTTCAAGATTTGAACTTGACAATGCTTCTGTAACTTCTGAAAAGCTTGCCGAAGGTGCTGTAACAAGTGCCATCATCCGAGAAGCATCAATAGGTAGTGCTCACATTATGGACGCTGCCATTTCCAATGCACACATCGGTAGAGCAGTAATTGAAACAGCGCATATAGGCAACGCAGTTATAGAAGGTGGACACATAAAAAACACTACTCTTGAGGGTATTCATATCAAGAGTGGTACGATTGACAATATAAACATCAAGGACGCAACAATAACCGGGG